CCTTATGGGATAAATATGGATAAAGGAATTGGAGTAAGTTTATCTTTTTGTTCTTCACCTAAAACTGTTAAGATATATGATGGAGATAATTGGGATAATATTACACCAAGTAAAGAAATTTTTGATGAAATATTAAGAGTTGGTAAAAAAATTATTATTTTTGGTGGTAATTTTTTTACTGATAAACTACCTATTGGTAAATCTTGGATTGTGTGGGATAAAATAGGAAATATAAAGTTTAATAATCCTTTTAGTGATTGTGAACTTGCTTGGACTAATCTTCCTAAAATATCAACAAAAAAATATATAGTTATACAACAAGGATTTGTGGCCGAAGAGAAGAAAAGAACACATCCTACTCAGAAACCTGTTAAATTATTTAGAAATATTATTAAAGATAATACTAACAAAGGAGATATAGTTTTGGATTGTTTTATGGGTTCTGGTACTACTGCTGTTGCTTGTAAACAATTAGAAAGAAACTTTATTGGTTTTGAACTTTCACAGGAGTATGTTGATATTTGTAATAAGCGTTTAGCTCAGGGTAATATTACGGAGTGGTTTTAATGGGAAGAAAAGATGTATTAGAATTACTAAAAAATAATCCTAAAGAATGGTTCAGCGCAAAAGAGATAAGAGAAAGGATAGGGTTAAGTCAACCAACTATTAATGTCACTCTTAAAAGGTTGCGCGAATGGGGTGAGGCTAACATAAAAATAGTTTTTTATGATGGTGGTAGGACTAGGGCAGTGTATAATCATAAGGAGGATTAAAAAATGAGTAAACGCCATAAAAACTATAAGATACTACGAAAATACAAAAAATATAAAGCGATAGAGTTAGGTGATAATTTTTTAGATGATGACACAATGTTATTTAGTGATGAAGACCCAGACGGATTAATGAGGTGTATTGAATGAGCGAGGAAACAAAATGAAAACAACAAAAGAAATAATAGACACAACTAATAGATTTAAAGGTATTGATTCAGAAGGTAATGAGACACATTTACCACAATGGTATAATCAAAAATGGTTCAGTGAAGAAGAAATAAAAACTAAAATTTGTACTTTTAGAAATGGTTTCAAAACTGATGGAGATTTACATTGGAGAAGAATTGACACATTAAATATGCTGCTAAAAAAATTGTTTGGTGAAAAATGAGCGAGGAAACAGAAATAGATATAAACATTTTAAAAACAAAACTTGACACACTACAAAAAAACGTTAACATGATAGTTGACAGATTAACACCAATAGTGAAACAAGAAGTAGAAATACAATTACATGAAAAACACTTAACAGAATTCATATCAAAACGTGTGGAAACAGAAATAAAAGATAACTTCGAACAATACCTAGAAAAAGTTATAAGTTCTATGTCAAAAACCATAATAAAAAAGTTCAAGAACGAAATGGATGTAGCTAAAAAGTTATCTTATAGCATAGATAAATCGGTTCAACACGCATTAATGAAGTCATCTTGTAGTGTTGAAGAACACCAAATATTTATGAAAAGAATGAACGAGATATTTAAAACTATGGAATCAAAAATGTTACTTGAATCAAAACAGGAGTTGCTAAAAATAGGTGTTGTAAATGAGTGAGGAATACACAATAATAGTTGACAGCAGAGAACAAAAACCTTATTTCACCAAGAACGTTGAAGTAAAAGGGTTAAAAACGGGTGATTACTCAATTAAAGATTATTCAGATAAGATAGCTATAGAACGTAAATCGCTCTCAGACTTATTCGGAACACTAGGCAAAGGAAACAAAAGATTCAAAAAAGAGTTAGAACGCTCAATGAAACTAGACTACTTCGCAATAATCATCGACGGAACCTACAGGCAAATAAGAGACAAAGACTTCGAAGGAAGTTATCACAGCAAAATGAAAGGCTTTGTAATACTAAAAATATTGTTCACACTCATAGTTAAATATAAGATACACGTCTTCTTCGGAGGAGACAGAAAACAAAGTAAGAGTATAATCAAACAAATATTTGACGCTTACATGAGAAAACAAAAATGATAAGTATACAAGAACTAGCAAATTATATAGAAGAACAAGATGAAATCATAGACGCATTAACAAAAGAACTAGAAAGATTACATGACATAAGAACAAACCATACCACAAAAATACGAAGTTTAAAACAGGAATTAAATAAATACAAAAACATAACACAAAACCAACAAATATTGATAACGAACATATTTGATAGATATATACATCAAACTCATGACCACTTAGATGATTTAAGGCAAGAGTTAAGAGATGATGCTGGAATAAGCTTTATAGGAACATCATTCAAAATAGATTAATGAGGAAACAAAAATGAACAATAAAAATAAGTGGAAACAATTAGACCTAGAAATAATGTGTTACAAAACAAAAGAAGCAAGAGACAATAAGTTAATAAAACTATTAATGAGAGAACACATAAAACAATACAAACAACTAAAAACAAGATTTTGGACAACGTATTGTGCAGGCCTAATAGGAGGAATCGCTATAATGATATTTATAATAACAATAACTATATAGTACAATATATATAATAAAGTATATATATAGTATAGTATATAAAAATTTATAAATAACCTAAATAAATAATCATTATATGATAATAGACACAACAAAACTAACAAAAACAGAAGTACAAAAAGTAGTCGAGAAACTACAAAACAAACTAGCAATAATAGAATCAGACAACGAAACAATAAGAAAAGAAAACAAGATACTAAGAAAATACAATCAATTATAAACAATTTTAAAAATGGCAATATCAGATATGAAAACATTGGACAAACAACCACTGGCTAGAAGAAGAGAAATAGCACGCATGGGAGGAAAAACAGTAACGCAAAAACAAAGAGACTCACAAAAAATACGATGGCTAAAAGCCAAAGGAGTAATAGCAAAAACTGATAGGGAATGGTTCATTAAAAGAATGATGGAACCAGAAGCAGACATAATGTATTTACAAGAATTAATTATGCGTTTACAAAATAGTTTGCCAACTGAAGACTTAAAGGACGTTATTGATTTAGGCATTAAACTTCACAAGGCCAAGTTTGGTGAGAAACACAAACACTTAAACATCAATATATCTTTAACACCCGAACAAGTATTTGAGAGAGGTGTTGAGGTTGATAAAGAGATTGATGAGTTAATGAAGTAGTACGGATAATAAGGGTTATACGAAGGAAAAATAAAATGGAAACTGTAAGACATTTAAAAGGTTGTATTAGAAATTGCTTGAAAGAAATTAATAAAAATAAGTTTAAAGATATTGCTGATTATGAATCTATGCAAAGATTTGCAGGATGGATATATAATGATTTAGAAGAATTGATTAAATTGAAGAAAGCTACGGATAATAATAAGGGTTAATACGAACTAAAATGGAATCATACAAAAACATAATAAGAAGAGTAATCAAAAACCACCCAAAGAAAGCATTGCACAAAAACAAGGAATCATACAAGAAAGCAAGCATAGGAGATAACATGTACGAAGACGAAACATTATACGACTTCAACAAAAAAGTTAGTTGGATGCATTACACATTCAAATACAAAATAGTAGTACCATTAATATTGTTAACAGAAAAACTATTCAAGAAACACTTAGTCAGAGAGTACAAGACAAATAAGTGGCATAATAAGTCATTAGAAGAATTCGACACAATATATGAGTCAGCTTTAAAGAAGTGGACTGCTTACTTAGAAGTTAAGAACCCTGAATGGAAGAATAAAGGGTTCTATAAGGACGGCCATAACAGTATAGGATTACTGCGTTTAATGAAAAACGCTGTTTTAACAGTTGCGTCACACGACGATGTCTACATAGAGTTCATGAATATGTTATTGAACGAGATGAGAGAAAGTAAAAGAAGTAATAAGAGTGGGAAACACTTATTGCACACTGACTTATTCGTTAACGGTCCTGAGTACATGCAGTATTATCATATTGGTGAGTACTTAACTAATGGTAAGATAAAGCTTAAGAAGTTATAAGGTATTGAGAGATATATATTAAGAAAAGGTATATATAAATAAGCATAGAAAGTTTATAAACAAACATTATGCGAGTAACAATAAAACAATTAAGCAACATAATCAAAAAAGTATCTGCCAATAGGTTCCAAGAAGTACTAAAAAGAATATTCTCATACCCAGAAAACATTGACACATTCGCATACTACTTCTTCAGACACGCAATAAAAAAGAGAACACCAAAGTTTCACTACGAGATATACGACTTCTTATTAGCAGAAGATAATGGTGCAATGGCCGCTCCGAGAGGATTCGCTAAAAGCACAGTGGCAGGACTATTCTTCTTATCATGGTGCATAGTTAATAAGAGAAAGAAATATATTGTTTATATGAGTCAGAACTATAAGAAAACAGTTCAGTTCATAGACCCATTAAGAGCAGAGTTCGAAGGCAACGATAGGATTAAAGAGTTATACGGCGACCTCACACCTAAGAATATTAAGGATAAGTCAACAGGTAAGAATCGTGAGGATATGATAGATATAAACAGTGTTCGTATTCAAGCTGTATCATTCAATACTAACATAAGAGGTTTCAAACATATTAATCAAAGACCAGACCTTATTATTGGTGACGATATAGATGATGACGAACGAGTACTGAACCCTGACCTTAGATACAAGGATAATATGAAGCTGGTAAAAGTTGTTATGCCATCGCTAAGCAACGAGGAAGGAGCATCATTTAAGATGATTGGAACCATTCTTCACTGGGACTCATTACTTGCTAAAAGGTTAAAGATTAATAAGGGTAGAGTGTATCGTGCTTGCGTAGTTATCGATGGAGTGATTCAAGAAGAAGGATTATTATGGCCTGATTTCTGGACTGTTAAACGTTTAGAGCGTCAATATAGAGAGATTGGCAGTGTTGGTTTCTCATCAGAGTACTTGAATAATCCTATTGAGAATGAAGCATCACTTATTAAGATGGATTGGTTAAAGAAGTGTTTTGATAAAAACTTGTCTTATGGTGATAACATACAGGGCGATGTTAACTATTTAGGTGTTGACTTCGCTTTTGGTGACCGAGTGACTAATGATGAATCAGCGTTCGTGAGTGTTGTTATTAAGGACACTAAGAAGATTATTAATAAGCTTGTTTATCGTAAAGGTATGAGTATCACTGAACAATTCGATTACATTAACGATTTACATAAGATTAACAATTATGATTGTTGTATTCTAGAAGAGAACAGTATTCGTAGTATGAGCAAAGAACTTTACAATTACGATTTCCCTTATTACCTTATATGGACAGGTTCTTCTGATACTGCTGGTAAGATAACTCCTGATAAAGAGTTTCAAGATAAAAGACATAGTATAAGTAAGACTAATATGATTAAGCGTTTAGCTGTAGAGTTCGAGAATGGTGTTATAACACTGCCTTTTAAGAGTGAGGAAGACCAAGAACTCACATTAAAGCTTTGTGATGAGTTAATGACTTTCGCTTTGAACGATGGTAAACTAGTAGAGGTTGGTATTCACGCTGATGGACCGATGGCTCTTGGTATGGTACTTGAGAAGCATAATCTTAATAATTTTGTTATGGATTGGTGAGGAAAAAAAGATGGGAATGTTTAGTATATTAGGGTGTAATAGTTGTGGTGGTAATAAGAGTCGTCACACCCACAGCTTTGGTTGTTACAGAGTATATTTTAATGGTGATATATTGAAGTTGAAGTGTAAGACTTGTGGTTACGAGTTCAAGTTCCGTATTATACGAGGAGGAATATGAATAGGTTTGAAGAAGCAAAGAATTGTAAAGATTGCAGGTGTTGGCTGCATAATTGTAATAGTGAGTGCTGTAAACTATTCACTATATCAAACGCTAAAACGTTTAAACCTGTTAAAGGTAGAATGTTAATGGTTCCTTTAAGGTTATCTGTTAATAGACAAAAATATTATGCTTTACATAACTGCGTTTATCAGCACGGAATACTAAAAGTGATGATTAACAAGTTTAAATGGGTTGGTGACAACTTAGAAGTATGGAATCAGTGTGAGTGGTTGAACGATAAAGGTTTATGTTCTCATTACGATGATAGACCAGAGATTTGTAAGAGGTTGAATAACGAGACTAAGGGTGATAAAGAGATTTATTTAACACCTAACTGTTTATTTAAGTATAAGGAGGACAAATAGAATGGAAGAAGCAATATTAGTAAAAGATATAGATGGCTTAGCAAGTCAGGATAGGTTAAAAGGGGAGATTAAAGAGTTAATAGATAAGGAGAAGTTGCGTGTTGTGAAGGTTGATAAGTATGAGTAAGCCTAGAGTTATGATTTATGTTCCTATTCACAGAACCGTTGAAGCAATGTTTGCTCTTAGCTTGTTAGAAATGGTTACTTATGAGCAAGAACGAGGAGAACTTGATGTAAAAGTTAACTTCTTAATTGGAGAAAGCCTTATTCAAAGAGCGAGAAACACTATAGCTAATAAGTTCTTAGAAAGCGATTACGACTACTTATTAATGATTGATAGTGACCTAATTTTTAAAAGGGAAACATTAGAGAAATTGTTTAGTCACGAAAAGTTATTGATAGGTGCTAACTATGTTCATAAGTGTAGTACTAAGCGTTGGGCTGGTAAACCTGATGATTTTGATGAAGACTTATCACCTGCTAGTTTTATACCTACAGGTATGATGCTTATTCATAGACACGTGTTTAACACATTAATTAATCATAAAATGTTTGATATACCTTTTTATGGTACTAGCGAATCAGATAAAGTGTACGGGTTCTTTAATTGCTTCATTGATAAGAACATATTATTAAGTGAGGATTGGGCTTTCAGCAAAAGGTGTGAGTTAGCATCTATTAAAGGTTTTATAGATAATTCTATAATGCTTGGCCATATAGGCCAAAAGATATATAAGGGGTACTAAAAAAATGGAAAAAAGAAGTTTAAAACAAGTAAGCAAAGATAAGTTTGAGTTAACAACAACAGTTAAAGAAGCAGACTTAGTAACAATAAAAGGTTATAAGAGATTAGAGTTAAGAAACATATACGGAACCTTAAAGGTCAGGCAGAACCAAGCAATGATGCAAAAGAGACAACTAGAAACAGATATTAACAAGTTAGATATTGATGAAACAAAAACTATTAGAGAGTTCGCTTCAAAACTTGACGCTGCTAGTAGATTGTTGCAGAAGGATAAGTTAGAAGAACAAATGGGTCTTGTTAAGAAAGAATCTTCAATGCTTAAAGGGCAAATGAAAGAGATAAGTAACGCTGTTCCTGAACTACTAAGAGATAAATAGTTTTTTTTCTTTTCTTTTTAAAATGATTAAATTTTATAATATAGGAGTGTGTAAAGTTTGTAATAACATATTTGTAAAGAATAAGACAAATCATCATTGTTGTTCACATAAGTGTTCTAACACCCTTTGGAGATATAAAAACAAAGATTATGGGAAAAAATATTCTGAAAATAATAAATATTGGAATAAATATTATAAATCAAATAAGAAAAAATATAAAAAGTATTATGAAGATAATTATGAGTTAATTAAAAAGCGATTAAGAGAATATGTTAAACATAAAAGACATATAAATTATACATTTAGGTTAAATGGTAATTTTTCAACAGCTATTTGTAACTCTATAAAAAATAATCAAAGAAAGTCTAATTGGGAAAGAGTCGTTGGGTATACAATAAATGAATTAAAACATCATTTAGAACAAATGTTTACTGATGAAATTAATTGGGATAATTATGGAAGCTTTTGGCATATAGACCATATTATTCCAAAGAGTTGGTTTATATATAAAGATTATAATGATATACAATTCAAAAAATGTTGGTCTTTAAGTAATTTACAACCACTTAAAAAAATGGATAATTTTAGTAAAAATAATAGATTTATTGGTTAATAAAGGATATATTTAAAAAGATTAAAATAAGTAATTATTAATTATACGTATAAAAATGGCTGATGATATAAATGTTGCTACGACTATTAACGAGTACTCTGTTAGTGTTTCATCATCCAATTTTGTAGATGATAACTCAGATATTGATGGAGGAACGCCTAGTACAGTGTTTTAAAACATGGTTTCAGATAATGTTGATGTATCAATTGTTGTTACAAGTCCTAGTGTTAATATAGCTTTAGATGATGTTACAACTATTGGTGACGAAACCGTTATTGATGGCGGAAAACCTAGTCTTACTGGTTCAGTTTTAAGTGGAGGAACACCTTAATATGGGAATACACCAAATACAGATTCGTAGAGGAACAGCATCTGAGTGGACTAGTGCTGATACAGTTCTTGCAAGTGGAGAGATGGGCTTCGAGTCAGATACTAATAAGTTTAAGTGGGGCGATGGAACCACTGCTTGGACAAGTCTTTCTTATTTTACTTCAACTGAAACAATAACTGGTACTGATGATGGTACATATAACGTTGTTGCTGTTGGAGCAACAACTATCTTAAAAGTTCGTAAAAGTGACGGACAATTATTTATTGCTGGAGGATTGAATACAGATGAAAGCCTATAAATTATTATCGATACTATTAATATTGATTTCATGCATAAAGTTAGTTAGTGCTTATTCAACTTCTAGTTTAGGTAATGTTGTAGTTAAAGGATGGTTTAATCAAACTAATTCGTCTGAGGCTTTCTATGTTGGTGCTTTCAAAATATTAAGTAATGTTGTTACTGGTGTTACTAGTTTGACTGCTACTACTCTTTATGGTAATCTTAACGCTTCTTATATTCAGAACGCTTTTTGGATTGAATCAACTGATGAGGGTAACCTTGATGTTAACTCTTCTACTTATTGGGATAGTGAGACTTCTCAGGCTAATCTTAATGTTAATTCTTCTACTTATTGGGATGCTTTAGGCAGTCCAACTGATATAACAGCTCTTGGAACTATTGGTTCAGCTACAAGCATTACGAGTTCAGCTTTTGTTGGTCCTCTTACAGGAAACGCTGACACAGTAACTAATGGAGTTTATACTACTGACTTCCCTCTTAATCAAGATACTACTGGAACTGCTGCTAAAGCAACTGATTTGGCTAGTAACCCTACAGATTGTAGTGCTGGAGAAGCACCTTACACTATTGATACTAAAGGAAACTTTGGTGGTTGTACAGCTTATTATGAGACATCTACTGATTCTTTCGTTTACAACACAGGAGATAACATAACTGGTGATTTAGGTGTGTCTGGCCAATTACATGTTGATACAAATATTCTTATTGGTCCAGAAGAAGGAGAATACGCTTTTTATAATACTGATGGAGACTTATATTTAGGTAATGGTAGTCAAGGGATATATAATGGTCAACTTGGAATATGGGCTTTACCTTTTGGTGCTCCTCTTATAGTTAACGAGAATGATGCAGGACTAAACTTTTCTAGTCTAGGAGGAACAGCTACAATAAATGGTACAACTCAATACGTTTGTGATTCAACTAACCCTTTCAGTTCTTATAATGAAGGTATGTTCTTAGAAGTTCTTGGTGGAACACCTAGTTTTGCTGGTGCAACAGGAGAAATAAACATTTTTGTTAATAGTACTTGTGTCGTTGTTAGTTTTGGTAGTGCTGGTAGTGCAGTAATACCTGATGGTTCAAGCTTAACTTATATTGTTTATCCTCAACCAGTATTTAGCGTTTTAGATAATGGAGATATTCATTCTGTAATAGGTGAGAATGCTGATGCTAGTTTTAAGATAAGTATTCCTGAAGGAAATAATGCTCATGGAGTTCATGTTGTTGATACATCTGGTGTTGATAGTCACGCTGCTATGAGTATAGAACAAGATATGGCTTCTTATGATGGAGGAGTAGGTATTAATTTATTTACTGATTCAAGCACTGGAGTTGCAAATGTTGGTTACACTCAACATTTTCAAGAAATAAGGGTTGGAGACATTAACGATTCAGAATTAAAGTTTATGGAGTTTAGTGTTATTGGTGAAGGAAGTAATAACGATGTTGACATAATACATATATCTGGTGATGTTGACCACATTATTCATCAAGGAAGTGAAGATATTTTAACTAATGCTTATGTTGAAAGTGTTGATGAAACAATTAATTTTACTACTAATGGTGCTGGTGCAACAATGTTTGCTAATGTTAATGAATACGTTTATATTGGTGCATCAGTTAATTTTACTACTATTGCTTTTGCTTTAGCTACTTCTTCAAATAGAGATATAAAGTTAGAATATTATTATTGTAATTCTTCAGGAGTTTACGAGCCTTTAGTTGGTGTTACTGATACTACTAATGGAATGCAGATTAGTGGTACAATAAATTTTATGAATCCTACTGGTAGAGGTACTTGTAATACAGAATTTGATGGAACACCTTTTTCTAATGCAACTTTAGCTTCTTATATAGCATTAAAAAGAACAAGAGGTAATTTAAACAGAAAACCTGTTGAGAGCTTGGTTACTATTGGTGGTTCATCAACACTGATGTTTTTACAAAAAAATATGTTAAAACTTGATGGTAGTGCTAGTGCACCAGAGACTTGTGACGCTAATTTTGCTGGAGCATGGTATTATGATAAAGCTTTAGTTCAACTGCTTTGGTGTGATGGAACTAATTGGGTTATATTTGCTACGAGTACTGTGCCTGTTGGTGGAACTGTTACTAGTATTGCTACTACTGCCCCTATTACTGGTGGAACAATTACTAGTACGGGAACAATCGCTATTACTATGGAAGGGGATTTGGTTACTACTGCTCCTATCACTGGTGGAGCTTTAAACATTTTTCCTGGAAGCGGAACTAAAGCAACTGTTGCTATGCCTGTCGCTACGAGTAGTGCTGATGGTTACTTAGATAAAGATGATTGGACAACTTTTAATAATAAGGCTTCTAGTGATACAACTTATAGTGCAGGAAACGGAATTAGTCTTTCTACTACTACTTTTAGTGTTGCTGGAAATACTGCTCTTACTCAAGATGCTGACGGATTAAGTGTTACAGCTAATGCTATAGGAAATACTCAGTTAGAGTATGATACAGGACAAGCTTTGACAACTGCTAGTAATCCTGCTTTTAATAATGTTACAAGCATTAATTGCATCACTTTTGATAGTGGTGGACAGATTTGTAGCGGAACATAAAAATGGGAAAATATAAACGAATATATTTAACTGCAGGAAGCACTTTAATAGGTTTATTCCTTATTCTTTCACTTGTTGGTATGCAAATAACTAGTGATGGAGACCAAGTATGTAGAGGAACTATTGAAGAACCTTGCATATCTTACCTTACTTTTACTAATCCTACTGCTAAAAGCATTTATATTTATAACAAAGAAAATATTACTTTAGATTTTAGTCCTGAAATAAAAGATTATCAGTTATACGTTAAGTATTATGGTAAATGGGTTCCTATGGATTTTACTATGGATACACGTCTTAGTAATATTCCTGAAGACCGACTTTACACTTTTGTTTTTCCTAGATATTCTGTTAAAGAGTTTAAACTTGTTGGTTATAAGAATAATCCTGGTGATGTTATCAAGTGGGGTATGGGTATTGAAGGTGGCGAGTATCTTGACCCTTACTGGCTTGGCTCAGAAAACTTTGTTATAGTTAATGACACTGTTTTCGTTAATGACTCAAAGCTTTACTTGTCTGCTACTCCTGTTAATCTTTCTAGTACTGGTTATGTTGAGTTAGAACTTGAAAGCAAAGTGTTTAGTGGAGATGTTACTATGGCTTTTGGTTTCCCTTCAGATAATTATAAGCCTACAGGTTTTGACAGATGGAACCAAAGAAACGTTACCACTAATTATAATTATACTTGTGAACACTTATTCGGTTACGAACTGACTCCTGAGAAAC